GGTCGACGCGATGGCGAAGCGCGAACGCGAGAAGTCGCGTAAAGCGATGGGCAAGAAGCGGAGTTCTTACTAACATGCCAGCACCCGTTCAGTATAAATCAACCGACAGTCCTTGGATGAAGCAACACAAACTTGACACGTGGAAGGCGCAGCAAAAAGCCTCGCAGCGAGTAGCCGCCGGGCCCACGCCAGTGGTACCGAAACAGGCTTCGGTAGCACCAAATCGGACTCACTTGAGCACCAACTTTGAAGACATCACACGAAAGTCGCTCGACATCGCCTCAACGTACGGCAAGCAATACGGCGAAAAATACGCCCGGAGCCGGCTGTCGAAGTAAACTGAACCTCCGCGATGTTAAGTGCGGAGTTTAGCTAGTAACCCACCCAAGGATCGGGGAATCGTAGTTCGGCGGGGGCGTCGAAAGTAAACTCTTTTAAGACTCGGAGGTGTATCATTTCCAACTACACGCGGTACTTCGGAGAGACCAACCGTGGTCCTTCTCCCATCATCTTTGGCGACATCGCCAAGCTTCAGCATGACGAGATTATCGGCAAGGCCGTAGTTGTCTACGACGACTTCGGTAACCCGCCGGTTCTGACTTCCGCCGGGGCCAGCGGCAATCCGTACACGTACCAAGACACTGGCGTGACAATCCAAGGTTGGACAACGTGCGACCTGGCCAACGCCCTCGGCGTTCTCGAGATCGCAGGCAACGACGCGGACAACGATGAGGGCCATGTTCAATTCGGAAGTGGTGCTCAATTCAAGATTGACAATGGCGCGGGCAACACTGGTAAGGTCATGTACGAGGCGCGGTTCCGCACCGAGTCGATCGCCGACAATGGCTGCGCGTTCTTCCTTGGCCTTGGCAGTGCCGCTGCCGCGGGCGTTGGAGCGAATACGCTTGTGGATGACACGGGCGCGTTGATCACGACCGGTGCATTCATTGGTTTCCAGCGTCTGAATGATGACGGCGATAAGCTGGACATCATCTACCAGGCTGCGAGCCAAACCTTGCAGCAAGTCGAGGCAAACGCCTTGACTCTTGTGGCCAACACGTGGTACAAGGTTGGGTTTGTTTACGACCCATCGGCAGACGACGCCAAGAAGATCGTCTTCTATATCGACAAGGCTGATTCTGGCTCGTACGTCACGACAACCAACCTGGACGCCGCAACTTTCCCTGAAGGGGAGGCCCTTATTCCGCTGTGGTTGACAAAGGTTGGCACGGCGGCGGAGGCAAAGATGCAGTTGGACTTTGTGGCGGCGGCCCAGTACGCCGACGGGGAAGAGTAATCCCTGCGGGGCTCAATCCGATGACGGTAGTGATCGGTACTTAAAGTGGCGGGCGGCGCGCCGGCCTAAACAAGGGCGCCCAGACATGGCAGAAGCTGTACTGCCAATAATGCAGCCGTGGGTAGACCAGCACGATAATCTGGTCGAGAAGCGGCAATAGCTCAACTGGTAGAGCACCAGTCTTCCAAACTGGCCGTGCCGGATCATAACCGGCTTGCTGCTCTTATAAGCAAGCATGCGGTAAGGCTTACTTCCGCCGTGGATGGTAGCGGGACGTTGCACCACGTTAAAAAAATCAGTCCTGCTTGGCTGCTGTAGCTTAACAGGCAAAGCGGTGCTCTTGTAAGGCATCAGATTCTGGTTCAATTCCAGATGGCAGCTCTTTTTAAGCAAGCTAGGTGAAGGAGCCCGGTCATCGGGTAGCCGGCGGCCACCTTGATAAAAAAGAGCCGCGATTCGGGCAGAGGTGCAGGTAGCGGCACGCCTGATTTGGGATCAGGAGGCGCCATGTGCGAGTCATGGGTGCCCGACTGCGGGGTGGAGTAGAGGCAACTTGCGAGCTTCATACGCTTGAGACCGCGGGTTCGAATCCCGCCCCCGCTATTTTGACACTGAAACTGCCACTTTCATGCGGTAGTGATGAGTGAACACCGTACGCCGCCGGTATACGCGGCGCCTCGGCCCGGCGAAGAGCATTAGAGGTGCTTGCGGCATAGTGCCGTCCGAGACCAACTTTTTCGTTGTAAAATGAGAGGAAGCAAACATGGGATCGAAAAACATCATCCGCCTTCTGCAGGAAGGCTTGGTAAGCGACGAACGCTTTGATCTGGCCTCAGGTGAGGTCGCCAACTTTTTGCCCGCGGTCGACGACACCGGTGTTTTTGCGTTCGGCGACGGCACGTATGACGCTGATGTGAAGATCTTCTTGGGCGACACGGCGACGACCGTCTTGTTCGACAAAGGGGCCGCGTCAATGACACTTGCTGGCGTCGGCATTAGCTCCAACGCCGCGATCAACACGACCGGTACCGCCACGTTCACGACCCTTAACGCTGCGACAGTCAACCTGACGGGGTCTGTTGTCCCCACGACGAACGGCTCAGTCGACCAGAAGGTTGTGGTTCAGAATACGAATACAACTCTCAACGCAACTCACTGGGGGGCGTTGGTCACAAACCGCGCCGCGAGTGATCGAAATTACACATTGCCGGACATTTCGGCTGAAGTCAACGGAAAATGGTTTGAGTACGTTTCGGGCGTCGGCCAGAACACGACCTTTACGGCGAATACAGTAAATACGATTTTGGCCTTGAATACCCTCAATGCAAACAGCGTGGCCTTGTCCACAGCAAACCAGATCATCGGCGCCTCCTGTAAGTGGATTTGTGACGGCACGTCGTGGGTTTTCATGCCTGGCGCAGGAGCCGCAACTATCACCGATTAAGGAAAATTTCATGTGTGGTGGTTTCGCAGATACCTTTTGATGAGAGGACAAACTATGTTTGATTTTGTAGAACTACGGCTGTTGGTGAATCAACTAGAAATCGAAACAATCGAAGCTGCTGTCGCAAAGACTGACTTGGACGCCAAGGCAGAAGTTGCTGCGGCGGCCAATGCTGCGGCAAGTGCAGCGGATGAAGTGTACCAGGCCGAAAGCGCGGATATTCTGTCTACAACAAATGCACTTATTGCCAAACTGCAGGCAGCTATTGGCGCTGGTTAATTTCGATAGTTGGATTTGTGCAGGCCCGGCTCTCGGACGTCGATTCCGGGACCGGGTTTTTTGTTTATCAAAGGAGAATTTATGCCGCTCGTTATGGATGAGAACCACGAAGCAATTCTGAGGAACGCATTGAAGCTTGAATCGAACACAGACCTCCCGTCGGATGTGGTCGATTTATACTGGGATATCGAGAGGACCGCGCGACGATTGGGTCAGAACCTTTCGGTTCACGAATTGATTTTGGTTGTTGTGCTTGCAGGGCGACCGACGCAGGCAGACCCGACTTCCTTTTTAGACGAACGAGATATCAAAACTGGTGATCGCGTTTTAGCCAAGTACCGTAACGGCTGGAAATGGGGGCGGTTTGTCAAGCATGATCATCAACAGAAAAAGGTGATTGTGACCCTTGATGATGACAACGGAGAAGAAGAGCGACGCTTTTCCGCTACTGGAGTTCGACACCCGTCCCGCGAAGAATTGAAGCTTATTGGAGAAGCGTAAATGACTTTTAATTTGCAGATTTGGCAGAAGCTTGCCTCGCGAGTAGACGGTGAGTCCATAACACGCGGCAGTCTCGAGAAGCCTGTTTCGATCTCGGTGACTGGCAACAAATTCGCCAAGACCGAGACGATTGCTAATGCCGCAAACGCGACTATGTACGCCGATGAGCTGGGCGATTTCAGCTACATGCGGATTGCTTCCGACTTCAATACGCGGGTTGTGTTCACCGACACAAATAGCGGAACATTCAACATGCAGCTTCGGGGCACTGGGCGGGCAAATGAGTATGGCCTGCCGTTCCAACTTGGGTTAGATGAAACAGTAAACAGCACGACGACAATTAACTCAGTCGTGGCGCACAATGAAAGCGGAAGTACAGCTAAAGTTGATATCGTGGTTGTGGAGTAGGAATGGCCGAATATCGAACGCCGCCGCGCATAACGAAACGCTCCGGACCGATTAGGTTGCGGCGTCTTAGTAATGCTTTTTACGTTCCGGGTAGTGGCGATTCTGATATTACCGTCGCCCTGACAGGAAATGCAACGTTTGAAATTTCTGATGTTTACGGCGATGAATACTTCAAGACCGGCACTGCCGGTACTTTTTTTAACTTTCAATCAACAACGGCAGTTAATGGAAACGTAACCCTTTCCACGACAACATCCCATAACCTCGGCGATTATGTTGCTTGTAACTCCAACGCCGGGGCTTTTACGATCACGCTTCCAGCGTACACCGAAAGATTGCAAACAGGATCCTGGATTGGCTTTTATGATTCGGCAGGTGTGGCAAAAGAAAAAGTCGTCTACATCAACCCAAATACAGCCAACACAACGTATACTATCAACGGAAGTTCGGCGTCCAAGAGTTTACTTGATACCAACTACGGTTCGGCGCTGTTGTTTTATGTAAGTACGAATACAAATTGGGTTTTGTTACGAGCCGCTGGAGCTGCCGACCCACACGCATTTGGCACAGCAACGGCTGTTGTCAACACTAATCACACAGTGGCTGAGCCCGAACGAACTATTCTTGTAACAACAGGTGGGTCTGACAGAACGATTACGCTGCCAGATGCTACGGACTATGTTAGCGACTTGCTGTACGTCGCCAAAATCGACTCGGGCGTTGGTAATGTAATACTCACACCTGGAGTCGGGGACACGATCAATGGAGATGCCAACACGACCCTTGTCGGGCAGTACCGGGCAATTGCGTTAGTCAGCGATGGAGCCGATTGGTACATCATCTCGGAAAGAGAGGCAACGGCTCGGTTCACGAGAGCAATTAGCGCTGGTTACACAGTAGCTGAACCGATCAACGTAGTCCTTGTGACCACGGCGGCGAATACTGTAAATATCGAATTACCTGTAGTTAGCAGTCGTTTTTATTACGACGAACCAATTTTTATCAAGAAAGTCGATTCTGGCGCCGGAATTGTTACAGTTAACACCGCCGATAGCGCAAACATAGATGGGGCGGCCACGCAAGAAATACACCTGCAGTACCAAGCATTGGGTTTTGCCAATGATGGTACCGATTGGCATATAATTTCAGATAGGCGACCGAAACTCAGCAACGTAACGTCAGTAAGCGCGGATTACAGTGTAGCTGAACCGAAGACAATTATTTTGGTTGCCACCAGCGAAAATACAGTAACCATTGAATTACCAAATGCAAACACATCTTTCTACTCTGGCGAGCCAGTCTATATCAAGAAGGTCGACGGCAGCACCGGTCATGTTGTCGTCAACACCGCAGACGCCGCTACGATCGATGGGGGAAGTGGAATAGAGCTTTGGGGGATATATAGCTCAGCCGCGCTCGCTAGCGATAACACAAACTGGCATGTTTTAGCATAGGGTTATTCGATGACTGAACCTGGTCTCTCTGTAACAACTAATACTCTCCGAAGAGAGGTCGCTGTTCTGTTGGGGTGGCCGCGGGCTGTTGCTTCGTGGTCTAATACGAATCTCCAAGATTTCGATGACATCGCACTGCGAGCGCTGAGGATGTTTTATTATCCTCCGACCGGACCTGACCAACCGCGGTATGAGTGGTCGTTCATGCGCAAGACGGGAACAGTTACGCTCAATACCAACACGACGACATATACCTTGCCGGACGATTTTGGCGGAACCATTTTGGACGATAGCGTAACATACGCCGCAGGACAAAACAAAAGGCCCTTGGGGATTGAGGATGAAACAACTATTCGTAGGATTCAATCCTCAGACAACCAAACTGGCGTACCAAAGTATTACGCTGTACGCAACAAGGCGCATGACGCAGTTAACGGGCAAAGATGGGAGATGATTGTTTATCCAACGCCCACGGCGGCAGAAAACAACTTAGCCTTGACTTATAGATATGTATTCGTGCCGGACTCAATCAGCAATACTAACATCTACCCCGTAGGGGGGGCACAGTACGGCGAGACCATAACAGCTGCCTTCTTGGCAGCGGCTGAGGCCAGGCATGACGATGACCCTGCGGGGCCGTTGCAGCAAAAATTTGTTGAGTCGCTATCGCATGCGTTGCGAAGCGATCAGCTCCAGAAGGATGCTGTCAAGTAATGGCTCGAGATGTGCAAAACATATCGCTGAAGTTTCCGGCCAACGGAATAAACGTGGTTGCGTCTCGTATTTCGCAGCCGGACGGAACCTGCGTTGATTGCCAGAATGTTCGCTTGTTCGACGTCCTGGAAAGTCGGGCTCGCGGGGGAATCAGGCCTGGACTATCAAAATTCCTGTCATCGCAGATCAATGGCGACATTCGCATACAGGACTTAAATTATACAACAGTGATTTCTGCAACAAATCCTTCCACTCTTTCTTTGGGTGTTAGGACAGTAACGGCAGTCGCGGTTTCCGGTGGAGCGATTTACACGTTTGCTGATTCTGGTACTTCGGCCGCGACGGCATCCGGCTCTAGAACATTGAGCGCGACGGCTCCCTTCATTTTGTCAGCTGAGCTATTTGGCAAGGTGTATTTCACAGATGGCATTAGCTATAAGGTGTGGACAGGATCAACCAACGCAGCGACTGATTGGACTCCTACCGCAGGCAGTTTGCCTGGCACGGATGGATCGTCGGTCCCGCGATTGATTGAAATGTGGCGATCGCGGATAGTGTTGTCTGGTTTGCGGACTGATCCACACAACTGGTTCATGAGCAAACTTGGCGATCCGTTAGATTGGGACTACGCCCCTGCTGTGGTGACAGAAATTCAGGCTGTGACCGGAGGCACCGGTGTAGTTGGGAAAGTCGGAGATGTCGTGAATTGCCTGATTCCATATTCCGACGATGTTTTGATCATCGGTTGCGATCATTCTATCTACCAAATGAATGGCGATCCACAGGCTAGCAATGGCCGAATCGATCTGCTTTCCGACACCGTCGGTATGGCATTTGGTAGACCGTACTGCCGAGATGCTTCGGGGATGATCTATTTCTTTAGCTCCCGCGGGCACGTGTACTCCCTAGCGGGAGGCGGGGGAGAACCAGAGCCGCTGACCAATAACGTCATAGCCCCTTTGTTAGTGGACACCGACCTGAATCGTACGTTCGTTCGGATGGCCTGGGACGAAACCCAGCAAGGCTTTTATCTGTTCATAACACCTTTCGTGAGTGCATAAATGGCTGTCTGGTATCTTGGATCAACGAAATGGACTGCAGTTACAGCGTGGGCGGCGACCACTTCCTATTCCGTAGGGGACCTACGGCGACAGTTGGCCGCGCCGGCCGTAAATAGCGAACGGGTGTTTCGTTGTACGACCGCTGGAACATCTGGCGGAGCCGAACCTTCCTGGTCGTTAACAAAGGGCAGCACTACAGCCGACGGCGGGGCCGTTTGGACTGAAGTCACTGGGAATACGGCATATGGCTGGACTGCGCCCCACGCCCGAATGAATCCCGCGCTGGAGTGGATGGCCGCCGGCGATACGTTGTACGTCAGTAACGCTCACGCAGAAACTGGAACAGCTGCCATCACATTGACATTTACCGGCACCGCCGCTGCTCCGAATGAGATAATTTGTGTCGCCGACACAGCGACGCCTCCTACGGCCCAAGCTACTACTGCCACAGTCACGACCACTGGTAACCAAGTTTTTTCTTTTGCGGGCTTCGCTTACATCCAAGGAATTACATTTGCAACCGCAACGACATCTCCCTCACAAGGTTTCTTGAGTCAGACTCCGTGGTGGTTCAAATTTGAAAATTGCCAACTAAAACTGACCTCAGGTAGCGCAGCTCGATGGAAGTTTGGTGAGAAAGCTACCGGCACAGACGGCCAAATGATTGAGTTGGTAAACACAACTTTTTCATTCGCGGCCAGCACGCAGGGTATCATATTTAGCTGCAGGGTGAGATGGATCGATACGCCTAGCGCAATTGTTGGCACGGCTCCAGGCACACTTTTCCCTCTGGTGTCATCGGGCAATACGGGTGATATATACCTTCGCGGAGTTGATTTGTCTGCGATAACAGGGGCAACGAATTACCTCGTTGACCCCAGCGCCACCGGTCCAAATGTTGTCCGTTTTGAAAATTGCAAGTTGGGGGCTAGTGTTAGTATCTTTGATCCAACTAACGTGCCGGTCGATCAAGGTGGGACCGACGTCGATGTTGTGAATTGTGATTCTGCCGACACAAACTATCGATACAATAAGATTCGATATCAAGGTCAAATCTATCACGAAACAACGATTGTGAAACTTGCGGGTGCTTCCGACGGAACGACAAATCTCAGCCGAAAAATGGTTACGACGGCCAACGCAAAATTTGTGACGCCGCTTGTATCTGATCCGATCATTACGTGGAATGATAGCGTAGGGGCTTTAACAGCCACCGTGGAGATCGTCAACGACGGATCGACGTTAACTGACGCTGAGGTGTGGCTCGAGATTGAATATCTTGGAACGTCCGGTTTTCCGCTGGCATCCTTCGCCAGCGATAGCAAAGCCGACGTGCTGGCTTCGGCCGCTAATCAAACTACCAGCACGGCGTCGTGGACTACGACAGGCCTCACCACGCCAATTAAGCAGAAGCTTGCGGTGTCGTTCACCACGGCAGAAAAAGGACCGATTCTGGCGAGAGTTTGCTTAGCGAAAGTTAGCCAAACAATTTACTTTGATCCAAAAATGACCATAGCATAATGTCAAGAGAATATCAAGTAGGCGATTTGTTTATAAACGAGACAATTGATCTCGAGAACGAGTTTCAGCTCGGGGGGATTTTCTTTACTCTCACGTCCGTAACACCGGCCGCCGCAAATAATTGGTTCTTCGATGCGAGGAGCAAAGGATGGTTTAAGGATGTCTTCGCATCGGCAGACCACAATCCAATGGCATTGATGGTGTTCGATGGGGATAGCCCCGACGACCGCGTGCTGTTGCTTGGAAGCGAAGACGGCTACGTACGAAAGATCGATTCATCGGTGGTGACGGATGACGGAACGGCCATTGAAGCCTTTGCAATCATCGGACCACTGAGCAGCGGTGACACGGCGATTCCGCTGATTTTGTCTGAGTTGCAATCTCACACGGATCCGGACGGCAATGTTCTCAAGTACGAGGTACTGATTGGTGATACTCCAGAAGAGGCTTTGGAGACAGAGGCCGCGACTTTTTCTGGAGATGGAACTTTTGAGGCCGGTATGGGTTTCGCAGATAACCCGCGGGAGCGCGGGTATTACGTGTATCTGAAAGTCGGGACGACGGATGCGTCCACTGCGTGGGCCTTGGAAAAGATTCGCGCGAAATTGTCACTTGTTAAAACTGGAAAAGGTAGGACAAGGATAAGTGAAACCTTTGCTTATCCATTGACGTAGGGCTGAAAAATGGCTGCTTTTGCTGCGACTAAAACATTGCCCCCGACTAATAACGCAGTTGCGATACCGCAGACAGTCTCTCAACCTGTGTTTGGTGTTTCCCCGGTTGAATCCCAGCCTTTCTTTAATGCTCAATATGGACCAATTATCGATGAGGCTCGACAGGCAGCTACCACACAATCGTTAGCATTAAATCAGGCGCAAGCACAAAGGGAAGCTGTTGCGCAGCAATATGGAGCAAGAGAGCAGAATCTCACCAATTTTCTTGGGGGGTTGCAGCAAGCTGAGCAAGGTAGACTCCAAGAAAGACAACAGGCTCTTCAAGGCGGCGTCGACGCTGACCTGATTCAACGCGGGCTTTACAACCAAGGCACCCAGACTGCTGTGCAGGGGGGAATTGCAGCTACGGGTTCGCAGCTGAGCGATCTCATGAGAGAGCGACAAACGCGGGAGCAGATGAACTATCGTAGTGCCTTGAGCGGCGAAACGCTGGCTGCGCGGGAAGCAGTTGTTAAAGGTCAGTTTGGCACTGCTGCGCAAGCACTTGAGATGAGGCAGCTGCCGGTAAGCGTTGGGCTGCAAGGTGCGGAGTTAGATGCTGCGATACGAGATGCACAAAGAAAAACTGGCGTGGGCTATGCGCAACTACAGGGCCAACAAGCCACGGCCGAAGCCCAGATTAGAAGCAGGGCGGCGCAGCAAACCGCAGACCTTGCGTTGCAAAGACTTGGGCTGCAGCAGTCCACGGCTCTTGACTATCTTGGCCTGCAGCAGTCTATGGCGGATGCCAAAGCAAAAAGCCAAGCCGCAATCTATCAAATGTCAACCGCTCCGATAGGAGTAGACATTGGCAAAATGTCGCCAAATCAACCGTCGTGGGCCGATCTATCTCGTGGCGCAATCAGTGGAATCGGCAGTGGAACTCCATGGGCAAGTCAAGACTACGCAAGAATTGTTAGTCAAGGGTATCTGTAAAGGAACTAAGCCATGGCTACTCCGATAGGCGTTGCTGGGTCTACTGCAGCCGGTGCTTTAGGAAATATCGGCGGGATAGTTGGTGGAGCCGTTGGTGGGCCAGTCGGAGGGCTGGTAGGTGGTGCTCTTGGCCAATTAGCTGGTGCCGCCGCGCAAGGAAATTATGGCAAGCAAATCGCGGAATGGAAAGCAAAGGCCGAGCAGGCAAAAGCCGACATCCAAAAATTTGCTCAAAAAGGTTGGGCGAATTGGGTGCAAAAATCTGAAAACGCTCTAGCCCAAGCCGAGCAAACCGCTCGATATTGGGAAGAGCGAGAGGCAAACGAGAGAACCAATGCCGGTCCGGGATGGCATGGTCCATTCAGTGTAGGTGGTGGAACCACAGGTGGCAAAGGAGGCGGCGGAGGTGGAGGAGGAGGCGGTGGTGGTTTAGTTGGCGGCGGTGGTGGATTGCTTGGGGGGCCGACAGCGCCAAAAACAGACATTACCGGCGCCGCGCAGCGATCGCAACAACAACTCACAGGATTCAAGCCGGGCACGACGCAGCCGCAGATACCACCATCCCTTACGAGAGGGATGATTCCTCCTGGTGATTACAGCTCAATCCTATCGGAAGCAAGAGGAGTGGCTGGCCAAGCCATGAGCGATATCGGTGCTGCTAAGTCATCTGCAGAGGCATTAGCTCAACAATATACATCCAGGGAGGCCGCTCTTTCTCCTCTTGCCGAAGGCCTTGGATCTGCTGAGCGAGCTTTGCTCGATCGGCGCCGGCAACAAGCGTTAGCGAGCACAACGCAGCAAGCAATCAGCCGTGGCGTAGGCAAGACAACGGCTTTGGATGCAGCTCGAAGAGGCGTAGAAGAAGCAGCGGGGATGGAGGCATCAGGTCTTGAAGGACGACTGACGGCGGAAAAAATGGGCTATCTTGGCGGGTTAAGCGGCGAAACCTTGCAAGGCCAATTCGGGCTGGCTGGGTATGGAACCCAAGCGGCCCAACTTGGGTTCCAAGCACAAGGACTTCCTGTCAATGTTCGACAGCAATTAGCGCAACTCCAGGCTCAAGAACAGATCTCGGGAATACAAACAGGCCTGGGCTATCAGCAGGCCCAGCAGGGTGTGAATCTCAGTTACCTCCAAATGAACGAGGCCCAGAGGCTCGCTGATCAACAAAGGGCTGCTCAATTAGGCCAGTTAGGATCGACCACGTCGCTTGGGTACGCGCAGATACTTCAACAGCAGCAGTTGGCCGATCTGGCTCGTAAGACTGCGTCAGCTACTTCGCCGTCCGCTCAGTTGGCTGCTCAAGGAAAAAGAATAACAACAAATTATTTCTAAGGGCGACTACGCAAGAATGGCAATTACATACCAAGAAACTGATCCTTACATTTATAATCCATATTCGGGATTCAATACGACTCGAGATCCGTCTTTGTTTGACACAGATCTTTCTCAGCCGGCGCTTGGGGCTCTTCGTCAAAATTACAGCGATTTCTATTCTCCTAGAGCCTCTAGATCCGCTGAAGATAGTTTTTTGTCGGGCCGCCTCGACTCATGGGAAAAAGCGCGGGGTCAACTCGGTCAGCAATACCAAACATTCGATCAGCCTGCCAAAGCGCAAGTCAATGATCTGAACAAGAAAACCGAGGCGATCTACAAAGCTTACAAAGAAGGCCGCGTCCGCCGAGATGAATATCTCAAGGCCATAAATTCGATCTACGATGAGGCCGAGGAATATAAGTGGCAGTACCACGTCAATGAACCAGGTTCGCAGGTTGGCGACATAACCGATGATAACGGGGTTCAGAAAATCAAGACCGAAAAAGGAGTTGAAATTCTGGGGTATACGCCGGATTACATCAAGAACAATACAATTCAGGTTGGTGAAGATAGCCTCGCTGTGCCAACATCTCCGAAGGCCGGATATCAAATAGTGCCTCGCGGCAACGGTGCCGAAAGAAACTTCTCAGACGAGCAAAAAGGTACCGAGGATGCATACAAGAAAATCACCGAACGCTATGAAAAGATCCGGGAATCCAGGTTGCCAGGCAAGGAAGTCAAGGATGAAGAGGACAACGTAATCGGTTACCAACCATTCTCGCCCGAGGAGGAGGCCGAGATGTCGATACAGGCTGGGCAACTCTACGTTAAACAGTACCTGCAGGCAAAGCACGCGCAAAAGTTGATCTCTGATTCCGGGATTACTGACCCCTCGAAAACGGTACTGAAAGGCGAGACATATGATCCGTTTGTAACAGACTACCAAGATGCGTTGAAGCGACGGATGGCCACCGGAGCAGCGCCAACACCGTCGCCTGGACCAGTACCTGGGCAAGGACAACAGCCGCCGGCAGGCCCGTGGTCTAACATTCGCAGACCGATTTCGGCCGAGGATGACTTGCGAACAGATATTCAAGAGGCAATCCGCAGCCGAAAAGTTAGTGCGGCAGCGTCCGCGGCGATGCGGCAGGAAGGTGCGGTTGTTAGGACGAAGGAATGGGGTCCGCAGATGCTTATCGAAGCGGCGGCCATGGATCGCCCGGCGATCGCATATAGCAAGGATGAATTGAAAACAACTTTCAAAAACGCCGCAGATGGAACAGTTGCTGAATTGCCGGATGGCCGACGTTATGTCAAGGACAAAGGTAAGTTTTGGGAAGTTCCATATAGCAAGGCCCACACAGAAGCCATTACGCAACAACGAGAAACTCGATTCGATCAAGTCTACAACGACGCAGTTGATGCATACCGTGATAGCCAGGACAAAGCCGAGGATGTCGCCAGAAAAAAGGGAACAAAAAGTAAGGAATACGCAGCCGCGGTCGCTCAGGTTCGGATTGATCAAGATTACGCTCAGGCTATTGATCGCCAACGCCAACCCAAGGAATCCCAGCAGGACATTGTTGCCCAAGCGATGCGGCAGATCGAGTCCGGTACGCCTGGTGGATTTGTCGAGAATCCTTTTATTCAACAGGCCGATGAACAAGCTGTGGAAACTAGGGGCGTCAGTAGACCGACTTCTGGATTGGCCGCTCGCCAAAAAAGGACAGAACCGTCAATAGACACTACGCTCGAAAACTGGGAAAGTAATGAGCAGTTGCGTGGAAAGGTCGAACGTCCAATCGTTGCGAATACTCCGCAGGACGCCGAATCTGCTCCGGTCGGATCAGTCGTTTCTATTCGCGGCGTACTGTACTACAAGTCGAGTACCAGTGAACTCGCAAAAATTCCACCGCGCAAAATCGGTCTTAAAAAGAAAGGCGGGCTCAAGAAAAAGAAACCGCCGAGCGAGATACCTTTTGTATCCGTGTTTAACATGTAGTACGTAATACTCGAGGAACAAATGCCGATTGAGACCTACAGCATCTCAGAGCTATTTCCGCGACAGCGCTCCATTTCTCTGAGGGCGAAACCATCTACCATCTCAATAAGCGATGCTTTTCGGGAGGAAGAAGATGATTTCGTTCAAGACGAAGAATCAACACTCGTCCGTCTTGGAAAAAGCGCCGCAGCAACTATCAAGAATGTTGCCGGTCGAACTGCGTTAAGTTTAGTGGGAGCTGAGATCGGAGCGGTTTCCGCCGCGGAACGTGCGCTTGGTTTTCCCGAGACTTATGAGCTGCGCACGCTCGATTGGGCTCGTAAAGAAATCAAGAAACGCAGCGGCACCACCGTGTTCCCGTATTCAAAGGCCGCTCAGGAAGCTGAAAAAAGCGACGAGTGGTATAAGAGCCCTGCGTGGATCGCAGAGCATACACTCGACGCAGGCGCTGACCTTGTAGCAGCAGTTGGGATGACCGCACTAGTGCCCGGATCCGGCTTAGCGTACATGGCAGGAAAGGCCGGCGGTTTGACGATGGGCGATGCGTATGACCGCATGGTGGAGAAGGGATACGATAGCACAACCTCCGCGCGTTTGGCTCTTGGAGAGGGCGCGATTGTTTCCGCTACAGTAGGGGTCATGAACAAGCCTGGCATGGATCTTCTCACAAAGACGCCAGCGGCGAAGAAAACCCTCATGGGAATTATTGGTCAACGAGCCGCGCGAACCACCGCGGTTGGTGGTGCTGAAGCTTTCGCCGAAATCGTCGAAGGATCGGCAAACGATTTGACGCAGTGGGCATTCGAGAATGACCCGGAGGCTTTCAAGGGATTTCTTGGCCGGCGGGCCAAAGAGGGAGTGATCGGATTCTTCGGCGGCGAGATGGCGGCCGGTCGCCGAACGGCG